CCCCATACATCAAATGCGGCTGCATTTAGGCCTGCAATACTGGTTGAAGCGCCGTCACTAGAAACAATGGAAAAGTAGACCGTCGAAGCCGAAAAAGTTTTGGTAAGCGTCAACTTCCAAAAACCAGATACGCCCAAAACGGCACTGGCGGTATACCCTGCCGTCACTGCACTAGACGTTCCGTCTGACAAGTTAAATGTAGCACCCCCAGTAAGGCCAGCGGCGTCGGCCTGAAACCGAACAAAATTTCTGCCCCTAGATTTTACATAAACAAAAGCCGTATGGGTTCCGGCAGATAGCGCGTTACCGACAGAGTAATAGAAATCATGAGTTGCTGTAGCGGCGTTTTCTACAAATGTGTCGGCAGTTAGTGTGCCATCTGGTGCAGATACGGCGTTTGCAGAGATAGTTGCCTGCCGAACTGTCCAAGCCGCATTATCAAACTGCTCCGTATAAGTCAGCAGGTTCCGCCGCCCCGTCTTGGGCATCCAGCCATACACGCCGCGCTTGGCATCGCTCACGGCGACTTGGTGGTTGCCACGTCCTGACTTGTCACGCCGATATCCGACACTCTGCCCCGCAGCCGTCACAGGCGTGGTGCCAGCGCGGTCCTGATACAGCGTGGTGATATCCCAAGGCTCGAAGGTGAAGCCGGGTTCGTTTGCCGCGAATAGCAACTGCGCTAGTGTTTTTGTCCGCTGCGGCCCGAATGGCGATGCAATCCCATCAAGTGGGCTTGAAATGTCACGCATGGCTGACGAACACCGTCACAGGCTCATATGCGTAAACAAACACACGCACACGCGATGCAAGGCCCGGCCAGATATCAGACAGCAGCGCATTCTTTTCGCCTTGGCCGGGGTTATACCGGATCGCACCGTCAAACGTGGTTGGAAGCGTTGCGCTCGTTCCGCTCTTGACCAAGATGTGAGTGCTGCCCTTGTTCTGGAAGCTTATTTGCGTCACATCGCTATCGGTGATCAGCGTCCACGTTTTTGCGGTGATGTTCAGATCGGTATTCTGCGCCATGACGGCCTCCATTCATTTAGGATATGTCACGTTATATCATAACGCGGCTTGCGTGTCACTTGCACCCATATACAAGCACAGACCCAGCGTCAAAACTACCGCCGCCGGTAATGCTCACCGTAATAGACGTTGTTGCAGTTGTCAGAGTGCTTGCGCCTGCCCTACCTGACACAGCTCCATCGCCACTCATTTGGATTGATGCGGAATAAACCCCACCACCCAAATCAACGTCAACAACTCCATACCAAGTTGATGTATTAGAGTTCAGCGCATTGGAAACTATAGTAGAAAGACCAGTAATGCCAAGGTTCATGGCTGTAGTGTTTGACGAAACGCCCTTAACAACCAGCCTCAAATACTTATACGGCGTCAAAACCAAGCCAGACAGTGTTTGCGATGTTCCGCTCGTGGTCGTGATTGTCCCAAGCAACACAGTCGGCAGCAATGACGCAGGAACGCTGGCATCAGCTTCGCCAATCGCAATCGGGTTATCCCGCAAAGCCTGAATTGTCGTGGCAAATGGCTTTGCCCCTACAGCGACAAGCGCGCCTGAGATTGTCGTATATGTCGTCATGTCATATCCACCTAAATGGCATTACATTGCCAGCCCCATCAGTCCCGTCAGCATCAACCCAGCATCCAGTCAGTGATATCGGATCGGTATCCCCATCGGCGACCCATTGCCACAAAAGCCCCGCGCTTTCGTTATCCTCAGCAACAAATCGATAAACCCCTCCCTGCGTAACTGTCTCAGCAGATGTTATCAGCCAAGCGCCGCTTTTGGTAGCGCCGTAGATATCAACATCCAAGAAATGCTCAATCACCAGAACGTCGCCAGTCCAGACGGATGCAATATCCTTTGCATCAAGGTTAAACGTGATCGATTTGCGCACGTCCTTGAACCGCTGCAAATAGGCGTTGCCAAGCGTTGACGCGATGACGCTAGTATTCACCCACCGGCAGAAGATTTCTTTGACCTTACTTTCGCCGTATTGACGCTCCTTATCAACGTCAATGATAGCTTCACCATTGGCATAGCTGAATTTATCAGACACGTTCAATGTCGGATTGCGTAGGCCATAATAGACATAAACCTGTGAAGCCCTATCCTTTGGATTTTCCTCGATCACGGCGCTATCTGCGATGATGTTTGCCGCGTCGGTAATTGTTGCCGCGCTGTAGTTAGGCCTCTGTGCGCGCAGCAGGATTTTCTGCACACGTTCATCCCACCACACATTGGCAAGCCCTTGCTGGCATAGTTCTCCGACAAGGCGTTGCACCTCGACGGGGTCTGATAAGTATGCCGTGAAGGTATACAACGCCCGCCATTCGGCAAATTCCGCATCCCAATCTGCCTTGGTGATATAGCCTGTAGGGATGCCGCCCCATGTCGTCAACAAATCATAGATGATATCGCTGAATGGCTCAGCCACATAGCTTACAACGCGCTGAACCTTGTCGAATTGGTTATGTGCCGATGCCGTGGTATTCAACTGCCCGCGCGCGACACCTGCGAATGACACGTTTGATCCGACTAGCGATACTGACGTGTAAGACATGATTTCAGAGTTAATTCGAACCCACCCTGACGCCGCATAGTCAGATACAACAGCCCCCGCCACCTCAAACGTAGTAGCAACAGCGGTCAAATTTGCAGATAGCGATCCCGGCGAAAGCGGCGGGCATGTCACCTGCGTGTCCGTCACTTTGCGCAAAATGTCCTTTGCCGTGATCTGCACAGATGACCTTGCCGCATCGATCTTTTCAATCGAATATTCGCGCATAATCATGTCGGCCAGCGCGTCACCGAAATACCCGTCATAGATGCGCATCACGTAGCCGGTATGATACGGGTTTCGCGCAAGCCACTTAGTCCAGAACGATCCGCGATCCATCGGATCATATGACCGCGACGATAGGTATGGGTCAAATACCGCATCGTTATACGGGAAATCCTTAATCGCCACAGTCGCAACAGCCCGAAGCCCAAGCGGCGACAAATCATCGTTGCCAGCGCCGACATTTAGCACGGTCGGTGCCGTATCTACCGCCATCAGCGCCGGAATGGCAGATGAAGGTTGAAACGCAAGCGCATCATTGATCCATCGATTAGCGGCAGGCTGCACAAACCGCATTGCAATTTCATTGGTCAGGTCAAGCGCCGCAAGATACTTGCATGTTACGTCAGTGTTGAAGCACTTTTCGCCAGTAGCAAGGCATGGAGACGTGCCAAACACACGGCTGCAAAGCGGCTGGATGATCTCGACAATTTGCAGAGGCTCGCGCGAGAATGTCATTCAAGGAACCCAATGATGTTGAGAGATACCGCCATCAAGTCACGCACGCCCATATTCTCAGGTTGCGGGGTTTCGTCGGTCCAGCACCATGCCACGCTCTCAGGCATTTTAGACGGGTTTTGGATAAGACCGAATGGCGTTTGCGGCAGGGTCAGCGCAAACGGCGCAAACGTGTTGCGATACCATGCCGCCGTGAGGTTTTGCCACGGCATCGACGTTCTGGACGCCTGCCGCTGGATTGTGCGGCCAAGCCATTGCCCCGTCTCGCTGATCGAGTGCCGCGTTTCCACAAGCCGCGTTAGCCCAATCGGCTGGATGCCGCCATAAATAGGCCGTTCCATTTGCAGCGCCACGCCTGCGCGGATGATCCCGATCTCAGCAAGCGCAGATGCGCCAGTAATGGTCAGCTTCACCTCGCGCACGGTGTATGCTGTTCCAGCGTTGTTAAACATTACCGCAATTGTGCTGTCGTCAGTCGGAACAACCGTTGCGCGGGTTGTATGCGCCCCGCCTACGCTGGATGCCGTGCTAATGGCTACAGTGCTTCCTGTGCTGCCGAGGTTGTGCGCCGCGATGAATACGGTATCCACAGACGCATCCGCAGCCGTGACAAGGTTCCACGTCGCAGTTAGCGCGCCACATGCCCACCGCTGAAATGTGTAGTCATTGGTCGCATAGTCGCCATTGGTCCCGCCTGCGGTCACGGTGCCGGTGATAGGGCTATAGAGAATGCGTGCATGATTGAGCGGCTGATTTGACCCTACGGTGTAGCCTGATGTTGATAGGGTCATGCCTTCACCGCCGCTTGAATGTTTACGCCATTGCGCTGCGCTTGGTTAAGCTGCGCCGCGATCTGCCGAATAACACGCTCCCCAAACCCGAATGGGTCGTTTGTAATTGTGAAGTTGAGTGTTTGCGTCGGGCTAGATGCCGCTTGCGTTGATGCGCCAGACATAGCGCCGGATGCACTTGTCTTGCTGCCGCCCTTGATTGCGTTTACTGCACCCATGCCAGCCGCGAGAACCTTTGCAGCGGCGGCAAACTTTGCCAGCGGGTTAATCCCCGGCGTTGCTAGCACCTGCGCGTAGGCCCGCCATGCGTTGATTAAAGCCTCAGCCGCACCGAATGCCCGCCCAAGCTTCAGCATCTTCTCATTACCCTGCGACATTGCGTCGGCCATCGCCCCGAAAAAAGCGCCGGCCTTTTGTAGCCCGTCACCGTAGCGATAAACATCAATCGCGCTCATTTTGTCCGAGTGCTGCTGCTGCGCTTGCTCCATCATGGCAGCGTATTCCGTTTGCGTGATAAGCCGCTGATCCAGCGCCGCGCGTAGGGTTTCTTGCTGCCGCGTGTAGCTTTCAATCTGCAATTGCTCTTGCGTCATGAGGCTGTTTTGCAGCGTTTCCAACTCGCCGATAATCGGGTTTGTTCCGCCCCCGCCGCCGCCACCGCCGCCCGCAGGCATGTTGATAGTGCCGACGCCAGCACCGCCGCTATACCCTAGTTTCGTGGGTGGCGCATTGCCGATCTGAGCAGATCCCTTGACCTGTAGCGATGCCATCGCGTCAGCAGCATTCCACAGCTTTACAGCCAGCGCGCCAGCATCGCCAATAGCTCCTGATAGCCATCCGCCGCTAGGAGCGTTTGCAACTAGCTCGACAATCGCATCTCTTGCCTCGATGGTGTTTTTAACCATGCTTCTCATGCCGGATGTGATATTGTCAGCCCGCGATTTCATGGTTTCAAGTTCGCTACGGGCGGCGCGGTATTCATTAAGCAAAGATTGCGCTGCATTGATTTGAGCATCAATGGCCTTTTTTTGACCGGTCAGCGATGCAAGTTGATAACGAGCCGCATCCTGCATTTTCGCTTCAACCTGGGTGCGCTGCATAACCAGATCATTGATTTGCTGCATGACCAAGACTTCCTCTTGGTCAACGCCGAGAGTGATCGCCGCAGCCTGCAACTGAAACGCCGCCGTAGCGTCCGCCAGTTCCTTGGTCGCAGCAGCAAGAGCCGCAGCCTTTTCGCTCGTGCCGCCGAATGCAGACATAAGCAACGGCAAGGCAATGCCTGCCAGCAAGCCCGCCGCCGCACCAGCCGCGCCAAATGCCAAGCCAAGGTCAGGCAACTGGATCGCCAGCGCCTGCACAAAGTTGCCTGTTGCCATAGTTTGCTGGCCGACCTGCGAAAGCTGTTGCGCTACGCCGCGCATCATATTCGCGCTATTGCCGGACGCAGCACCGACATTTCCAAGCCCAGCGGCAAGGCGCGCAGAACCAGCGTTAGCCCGATCAGCCGCAGTCGTGATCTTGCCAAGTTCAGACGTGGCCGAGCCGACCGCAGCCTTTAGGTCAGTCGCATCGCCTGTGATCTTGATGTTAAGCGCGCTGAGTTCGGTCATTCATCTTTTCCCTATGTTCCCTGCGCGCCTTATCCCATTGGGCCTTGCTGAAACCGCCGCCTTTCGTTTTGCCGCTAGATAATTCCTCGATCTTACGGCTTTCGACAATCTTGGCATCCAATTCAACCCACCAGTCATAAATTGGCAACCGCCAAAACTCGCTAGGCTGTATTCCCCAAGACCGGGCGGCTTGATATGCGGATCGCTCAAAAGCCGCCCAAGTTACTCCCCCGCCGTTTCCCTACCCTCATCCGAAGGCATATCCTCTTGGCCCTTGACGAAAAATAGCGTCAGATAGTCTAGCGCTACCTGCTTCCCGACATGCAGTCCGGCCTCAAACATGGCGTTTTCAATCTGCGCCATCGTCACAGTCTCGCCAGCGGCCTTTGCGCCCATATGCAAGATCACCGGCACATTCTTGAGCGTCAATTGAAAGCGCGGATGATACGGCGTCCCGTTCTGCATCATCGCGGCCTCGATCACGGCCTCGCGGTGAATTGATAGCAAATCGCCAACCTTATCTCCGATCTCGCGCGCAACGCCAAAGTTAGCGGCCAATTCAAACCGCAATCCGCCGAAGTCTGCCGTCATTGTCCGCATCAGGTTTCCTTACGGGTTAGTCGCGTTATAGGTCAGGGTTCCGGTCGACATAAACGTAGCGGTAAACTCCACCGCGCCATCGCTCTCGCCATTTTGCTCAAACGACGAACACAGGAAAGAACCCGTGATGTTTCCAGTCGTCAACGGAAACTCGATATGCAGCGTCTTTGCCGCAACGTTTGCTGCCATAATGTCGGCAATCAATACCTGATCCGATGAAATGCCGGAAACAGTAACCTCAATTGACCGCAGCCCCGGCGTTGCCAAAAGCGTCCGCCACCCCGCATTGTCGTCCGTGGTGACATCAACATAATCGTTGGTAATGGTGTATCCCTTAGACCGCACCCCCACCAGCGTAGTAGGGCCGGAACCCCATTCAATCGTCAGATCGCGACCAGATGCACCAGCCATCTATCAAACCCCCGCAGTATAGGTTACAGTGCCAGCCGACATAAACGTAGCGGTAAACTCCACCGCGCCATCATGTTCGCCGGTTTGCTCAAAGCTGGAGCAAAGGAAGGAGCCGGAAAGCGTTCCCGTAGTGGTCGGCAACTGAACGGTGAGCGTCTCGCTGTCAACAGTCGCTTCCATCATTTCAGCAATCAGGATTTGATCCGAAGAAATGCCGGAAACGGTGACTTCAACAGAACGCAATCCGGGATTGGCAAGCAACGTGCGCCACCCACCATCGTCATCCGTAGTCACGTCCACATAGTCATTCGTGATCGTGTAGCCTTTGGACCGCACACCGACTAGGGTAGTGCTGGCCCAATCAATTGTCAGGTTGCGGCCATTCGTGCCAGCCATTTTAAGACCCCTTCTGTATGGTCAATCTGTATCGCTGTATTCCGTGTTTTGTGACGCCATCAGGATCATTCAAAGCCTCGGAAAACTCATGCAGGCAATCTACCACAGTATAGCCTGTTTTGGAAAGGCTAGCGCGATTAAGCCTGTCATATGCGGCCTGCATTATGGTTTTGACTTGGTTAAATCCTTCCGCCCGTGACCAGAAATGCAAAGTTACGGTGATTTCCGCGCCAAGCTGATCATCGGTATCCCATGACACGCCAGTATCATTGCCCATAACGACATAAGGGAACGACGTGCTGGGCGCGCCTTCTGGCAAATATGGTGCGGTATCAAATAGCGACACGCCTACGCCAAGGTTTCCAGTCAGGCGGTCAAAGATGATTTGCTGCGGGATGTTTAAAAAGCTCATTTCACCATCGCCTCAATCCGCGTTTTCAACTCTTTCTCAATGCCGATCTTGGCACGCTCAAATGATGGTAGCAGCCAAGGGCGCGCTGCCATGCGGCTTGTGCCAAATTCCAGCCATGCGCCATACTTGACCGCCGTGCCGACCTCGCTAGCCATGCTTGACGCCGTGGGAAGGATCATTCGCACAGATGATGCAAGACGCCCCGTATCAGTTGCGGGATATGCCCCCGGCGCAGATGCGCGGTGCGTGCGCGTCGGATTTGATTTCTGATATACACGGCCACCGCCGCCGCTCTGGATGCCCGCAACCGCGATTGCGTGGGTGTCTGTCACCAGATCCGTGATCACCTCACGCACCACGTCATCCGCATCGCCTCCCAGCGCCTTTAGCTTCCCAAGCAACTGCGACATGCCGTCAAGCTGAATGGCAATCCTCGTCACGATGCCACCCCATCGGCAATGCGCCATTCAAGCCATGTTTCCGTCCCGTCAGGATCGACAACGCCCAAGACGGCATATTCCTTGCTATTCCAAACGACCTTTTGCGCGGCGGTAGCACCGTCAAACCAGCGCGTTACCATCTTAATGGTGTTTCCCGGCACAGACCGCATGAAACCCCATTTCTCAGACCCAGGCGCTGCGGTAATCATAGCCCGCGTCGGCGCGCCTGATACCGTTGCCCACGATGTCGTAAACCCACCCTGCCCATCAGCGGATCGCGTCTTGGCTTGGATTGCCACAGTCTGCCGTAGCGCTCCGATGGGATACTTTGCACAGGTCATTCAAACCCCATCTGATCTAGGCGGCGATATGCGCCAAGCATGGCCTTGCATGCGGCGGGCATATCACACCCTTCGCGGCACTCATACATCGCCGCTACATGCGTCTTAATCGCCTGCACGATAGCCTGCGGAATTGGCGATGTGCCAGATACGTAGCGGATTGCCACAGCATCAACGCGGCGAAGGTCTGACGGCCATGACGAACCCTCATACAGATAGACCCGCGATACATCGAACCCATAGTTAGCCGACGAAAACACCGCGCTTGTATTGTCGCGCGCGTATGTCGTGATTGACGTGATGGATGCGACCGGACCAAATGGCAGGTCAATTACGTTTGGCGTTCCTTCGATAAACGGCACTGAAACCACATGCACGCCAGCGCCGATACGATCCAGCCGATCAGAGTTATAACGCGGAAAGCCATCAAGCCTCAATTCCAGCGTTTCCGCAACGATTGACCGCTTGCAATACTGCCGGACAGCGTCGGCAGCGGCATAGATAAATGCCTCGATCAGCGCATCATCCGCCGTGCCTTCCACATTCAGGAACGCTTTGCAGTCCGCCACAGATACGGGCAGTGTAGCAGGTGGCGTGATAATCGAAACGGTTCGGCGGTTATAGATCATGGCTTGAACGTCCTCTGAATGAATATCGCCAGCCCGTAAACTGATACATCAACACTCGGCGTGATGTATAGTCTAGCCCCGTTTCTTCCGAATGTCTCCAGCGTAAAGAATGGTGCGCTAATGGTCATTTGTGTTGCCACCCCCTGACCTTTTAACAGCGATACGCTCTCAGTCGCGGCGATGAAAGAAGCGCCATCCGTTCCAATATCAGCCTCAAAGGTAACATAAGTGCCGGTGCCGCTTGTGGTTTGCGTTACCGTGCAGGTCAGCCGCAGGGTATAGCACTCGCCAATATCTGACGGTTTGAATTTGTTATCAGACCAAACGTCCTGCGGCATTCCATTAGCGAACAGCTTATTCGTTGTCGCGCCAAGCCCGTTAATTGTCAGTTGAGTGCGGATACCTGCGGCAATAGTGAGCGGCGATCCGGCGGTATATTGCCCATCGGCCACATTGACCCACCCTGATTGCTGATACGGCAGGGAAACATCAATGCCACCAGAAACGCCAGCAATGCGCGCCGATGATTTCTCGGCAAACGTCGCGGGTCGCAATGATCTGATGATTTCTGAAAGTCTCATGCGCGGCTCCTGCGCTATGGATGGGGGCGGATTGCGCCGCCCCACACCATAAATCAGGTCGCAGCGGTGGCGGTGCCAACCAGCGTCGGCGGCAGCGAACCAGCCCGCGAGCGACGGCCAATCACAAACACCGTTGCATCGGAAAGCGCGGTGCCGGTGGCCGACACACGCACGTAACGCTTGCCGCCAATGTATCCCAGAACACCAGCGATCTTATCGTCATCGGTGTCCAGCGTGGTCGTCACGGTTGCAACGCCGTTGACGGCATTGGTCGTAGCAACATCGGTAAACGATGCAGCAGTAGTCACGTCAGCCTCTTGCAGCTTGGACGTAAAGCCCGCCGCTGCGCCAGCGTCGGTGACGGTGCCGTTGACGAATGCGATTTCCAAAGCATCAAAGCCTTGCATATCAACAAGTGACGTAGTGACGGTCGAGGTGCCGGAAAGCGTCAGCTTGCCAAGAATAACCCAAGAACCGTTGTTCAGGCTGTCAAATTTTGCCATGGTAAGGTCTCCTTATGCCGAGGCTTTGACGAGTTTGATCGCGTCGAACGACGTGACATCACCGCCGGTGCGACGACGCAGACGGAATACCGTATACGGGTCAGCGGTGAAGGGGTCGCGCAGCACTTGCAGGCCGATGCGGTCAAGGATGGTGTATCCGCGCCCAAAATCGCCATAGGCGGCAATCAGGTTGCTACCGGTGCCGATTGCCTGCATGTCGTCACAGAAAATCACGCGCTTGCCGAGCAACTGCATTGCGGTCATGCCGTCTTTCAGCAGGGTCTGGCCGAAGTAGAAGTTGTCGGCCCCTTTCAGCTTCAGGACAGCGCCAAACGATGCGCGCTTCATGAGCCAAACGGCGCTTGCCTGATACGCTTCCTTGAGCGCGGCTTGCGCGTCGATCAGACCGTCAGCGGTGAACGTGGTAGCCGCACCGGAGTTGACTTGCTCCAGCTTGTCACGCTCATAGACGCCAGCCGATGCCCATGCCGAATAGGTCAGCAGGCCGCGCGGCTTGTTCACGCCAGTTCCAGTGAAAAACGCAGTGTTTTCGCTCCGACCAATCTTGTCTGCACCTTTGCCTTGCAGCCAACCTGCCAGATCGAAATAGGCATCTTCAAGCATGTCTGCGGTGGCGTTCATCTTGGCGGTGATATCATGCGCCACGATTTCTTTCTGGCCGACATCCGGCGTGTCCTCAGTGGCGACTGCACGCTCACCAGACCATTCCGCCGAACCTTCATCGTCATCGATCAGGAACGTGCGCGACTTTGCGCCAGTCTGCTCGACATTCGCGACAAGGCGCAGCGGCGAGGTTTCGAACACGCGACCGACAACAGTTGCCGACAATTCAGGCATGACAAGGAAACCGCCTTTCGGGCCGGTATCGGTCGCCATTGCGCGGATTTCAAGCGATTGCTTGCCTTCCTTGCGGGCGAAGTCGTTCAGATCGGCATTAGCCTTGCTTTCGTCAGCCTTGCCGTTGCCCATATCGCCGCGCTGCATTGCCGCCTCAAGCGCAGCTGCCTTGGCTTCCATCGCTTGCAGCTTTTCCATAGCGCCGGTAACTTGCGCCGCCATCTTGTCGAATTTTGCTTCATCGACAACATCGCGGTTTTTCACCGCGTCAACGTCAGACCGAAGCGCGGTGAATGCAGTATTCACGCCCTCGATCAGACCTTTGATCTCATTCATGTCAGACATTTGCCAGACCTTTCAAACCAGTGAGGAGTTGTTGCAGTTGTTTTTTGACCTCTGCCTCAGCGTCCCGCTGATCTGCGCCGTCAAGACCCGCGCCCGAAGCGTCCCGCTTCTCAGCCCAAGCCTTCCACCCATCCGCCGTGATGATCTTTGCATCCCAGCGGGAAAATCCCTGTGCGCGCAGCATTGTTTCGAATGCCCGCTCCGTCATTGCCGACTTTACGCTTTGCACAAGCGCCGCCTGATCTGCTGGAATGGTAACAAACGACACTTCCCACAGATCAACCTCTTTCAGCAGTCGCGTCCCGCCCTGAACTACTTCATCGGCGATAGTGCGAAACCCGATAGACAGGCCATCAATCGCGCCCATCGAAAGCAGCTCAAACGCTTCCTGACCGCCTTCCGTTTTCATAGCAAGTCGGCCTTGCACAAAAAGCCCCTTGGCATCTTCGCGCACATCATCCCAAACGCCGATAGGTTCATCCATATCGTGTTGCCAAAGCATCTTTGGCTTGCGCTTGGTAAGTGACTTGGCAAATGCACCCGGCATAACCGTATCGCCGTAAGCGTCAACCCCGCCAAAGACAGACCCATAACCAGAGACAACGCCCTGCGGATCGGCCTTTAGTTCCAGCGTGAGAGACTTAAATTCCATGCCGCGCCCCATACTTTTGCAATGTTATACCATAACCAGACATATCGCGCAATCACTCGCCAGATTTAGGCCACGGCCTGCCAACTCGACGATAAACAAGTGAGCATCTGCATCCTATCACGTTAGCAGCCGACCCGTTCGGATCACCCGGACCCGTCATGAGTTCAAACGTTCCATTCTTCCCCGGCACGGAAAACAACTCATTCGGCCCAACTGTCACCTCATTCATCACGCGATGGTTAAACTCGTCAACGATCCCGTCTCCCTCGCCGAAGTCGCGCGTGCGATGGTCAAAGACGCTGATCCATCGCTTATTCATTGGCGCAATGGCGGTCTTTGCGACTTCCTCGCTGGCATACATCGCAGCGGTGTGAACCTCAGTTCGCGCAATGATATGCGCCCGCGTGCGGCTCAATGCTGGCACGGTTTCGCGCATGGCCCTTGCAATTTCGTCAACCGACAGACCATCCTCAATGCCACGCTCAATAGCGCGGATAATCTGGTCACGCGTTGTTTCAATGATCTGCGCAACCTTCATTGCGCCAAACCGATTGATAAACTCGCGCATGATTTGCTCAAACAGCGTTTCGGCATCGGCCTTGGTTTCCAGTTTGGCAAATGCTGTCTTTTCCTGATCCATTGGAAACATTCCGCCGGTCAGTATGCTTTCGCGCCACATGCGGATCAACACGGCCCCCAGATCGCGCTGCGCGTCAACTGGCACAACTACAGACCCGCCTGATACCCATCGATCGATTGCAGCCATGTAGGCCGCAGGAAATGCCTTCGCCAGCCTGCGCTCATTTCTGCGCATGACCTTGACTTGTGCCAGCCATTGCGCGCGGGCTGTTTCCCGATCACTTGCCATAGGCTAGCAGTTCCATTGCCTTAGTCATATCCTCTTTCAAGGCTGCATCGCCGAGAGGCTCATATCCAATCGCCACGCGCGCCTCATCTACGGTCAATACGCCAGCAGCAACGCCTTTTAGCATGCGGTCGTATAGACGAGTTCTCAGCCCTTCCAGTGCGCCGATCTGGTCCATATCAACTTGCAGTGACAAGCCCTGCCCAAATGCAGGCAACAACCATGCGCCGAATTGGGACAGGAACGAGTTGAACAACGGCAGGACGGTATCTGTGTAAAGCCGCTCTTTTGCTTGCTCAAGATTGTTGAAGGTGCTGGCGTCGTTATCAATTAACGGCAGCGGAACGCCAAAAGCAGACGCGATTAGCTTTGCGGCTTCCTTCTGCGTTGTGGTAAAGTCCATATCCTTCGGACTGTTATCCATCGCTTGCCAGTCAGCACCGGCAGGCAAGACTGGAATTTGACCGGCGTTATGTTCGCCTTGGAATGCCGATTTGAACCATTCCTTAAGGCGCGCCACAACTTCACCGCCAGCATCCGATGCCAGCTTGATCAGCCCAGACGGTCGCGCGCTGTTGCGCAGCAGGCTATAATTCCACCGCATCCCGGCGTTATGCGTATCAGCCGCGATAGATGCAGCCATGAGTGGCGATTGTCCGCGCCAGTAGTCCAGCGGGTTATACATTTTCTGAAAATACACCTGACTGCGCCCCGTCAGCTTATCAACTGGAAACGTCTTTTTCGAGTTGTTCTGATCATAGACATACGCTGCGGCAATCCCGCTGCGCCCCGGCTCAACCTGTATATAAAGCGGGTTTAGGTTCCACAATTCAGCAATGCGACCTGTCTCAGGATATCGCGCTATAGCCATTTCACCGGTCAGCAGGTAATTTGTGAACGCCTCGGTGATAAACCCATCCCACCCTTGCGTCGGGTTTGGGCGTGCCAGCAGATCCAGCGCAGGGTGATTGTCGATAGGATCACCGCCGGATGCAACTTCCAACTCAAGATCGGACACAGCGCGGGTGATCTCGCACACGGCGCGATATACCACCACGTTAAGCTGATATCCCTCATCGACGTATGCGATGCGGTTTGATTGCCGAGACCATGCAGGGCCACTCGGCGAAAAGAAAGCCGCGCCAGTCGGATGCTCTTTGACTTCGATCTTGCGGGAAAAGGGCCAAGCCATCCGGCGCTCCTAGATATGTTTGCCGCATGTTATACCATAACGGCCATGATTGCTATATCGTGAAAAACTGCGCCACTGGCGTAGATAGCATGTCTGTTACAGCATCCATCATTGGGTCAATCTGGTCGTCATGTGCGGCATTTGGGAATCCAGATGCTTCGCCGAGAAACTCAGACAGCCACGGCGCGCTTTCTGGCAGGAATACGTTGCCGCTCTCAATCATCGGCGCAGCGTCATATGCGCGGGTGATTTTGTCGCGGTCACGCTGGATCGGCAACACCGGAATGCCCTCGCGCTTTAGCGTTTGGATCAGCCCAGTGCCGGAAACCTTATCCTCGACCTTCATAAACCGCAACGGCGCAGCGCCTTGCTTATGTTTTGCCCAGAATGCGCGAGCTTGCACAAGCAACTCAGGCGCTTCCCATTTGCCCCTGATCTGGTCAAGCTGATAAATCTGCCCGCCCTTGGTTTTTCCCCATAGCTGGAAAACGCTGTAGTCATTCGCCTGACCTGTCTTTTGCGCAGTGTCAGCGTAAATACCGCGATACTCTAGATGTGGGGCTTGGGTATAATACCTCCACCATGCGTCCTTGAATATGCCGCCACCTACTGGCGCTGGGCGCTGCATGTATTGACCTGCGAAAACGTAGCTATTCGCAACCTCTTTCCGGCGAAGATCTGCAACAGGGAATTGTTCAGGCCAGAATGACTGTCCATCAGCATCTAGCGCGGGAATGCAAACATGATCCCACTTTTCGCCATTACCTCCTGATAGTAGCCACCCGGCCAGATCATCCTCATGCAATCGCTGCATGATAACAATGATAGGCGTATCAACGGTGTTCTTGCGGCTTTCCATGGTGACTTGAAACCATGACAGCACCTTGTCACGCATAACCTTGCTATTGGCCTCGCCAGCCTTATGCGGGTCATCGATCAAAATTGCCCCGCCAAAACCATCACGCATTTTTCCAGCGCCGAAACCTGTAATTGTGCCATCTGCGCCTGTTGAATAAACCACCCCGCCACTTTCGGTGCGGAAGTGATCCTTGGCGTTGCTATCTGTCCGAAGCTGTGGCGGGCCGAATATCTCAGCATATGCCTCATGCTGCATAATGGCGCGGGTTTCCCATGTGTTTGCCGTCGCCAGTTCTTTGGAATAGCTGGCATGGATAAATTCAGCATCTGGGAAAATCCCCATGCACCACGCCATGAATGACTTTACCGCTATTTCCGTTTTCCCTGACCGTGGCGGGATATTGATTATCAACCGCTTAGATTTTCCGATAACCACGCGCTCAAGCGCATTGCAGATTGCAGCATGGAACGGCGCGGCTTTCATTTCCACACTGCGCCGCGCCTTGAACATATGCTGTGTGAAGGATAGCAGATCGGTTTGCAGATCGGCGATCTGGTCAGGCGTCACGGTGCTTGCGCTCTAGCGCGGCGGTAATGGCTGCGGCGGTGTCCTTTGGCGTCATGCTGCCATCCGTGCTGCTATGATCTAGCAATTGCACAGGCGCACCCAGCCCCCGCGTCTCACTATCGGTCAGCAACTTTAGCATTGCAGCCTCAACAAACTCCGACAGCACTTCCTCTGTTGACAGCTCAACAAGCCGCGCCTCAGCCGCGCGCAGAATGCGTTCACGAATGCGAATAGCTGCCTCGGCATTGCGCAAGGCGGATTCCGCTGTGGTTTGCTCCAGCTTCTTTTGCACTGAGGTTTTGCCCTTCGGGTTTCCGCTCTCGCCCTTCTGGAAGCGAGTTTTCGGTGACGGATTTGGGTTTCCCGGCTTTCCCTTTTTTTCCTGCATTTGGAAAACTTACCACATGGTCAAAATATGGGGCGGATATTTCGCCGCCCCACAATGTTACTGACGCGGTGCGCTAGTGCCGTCGCCGCCAACGGCAACGCATGTCTGGTTGTTCCAGTATGCCACGCGGCCATCTGCGGTCAGAACGGCAACGAATGCCGTGGGGTCACAGTTCATTGCGGCTGCGCCT